GCTGAAACTTCTGAATCAGAGTATCCAGCAGTATAAGTTACTGTAATATTTTGAAGTCTTTGAGCACTCCAATACTGTAAGCCAGTTCTTTTTATTAATCCTAAAGCTTTATATACAACATAATCATTTGTATTGCCAGATATTAAAGTAACATCGTCTTCAACAACAGATGCTACAGAAATAATAGGAGCGCGCTTTACGAATAAGTCTTCGGAATCGTCTCCATCGAATGTTTCAACTATATTTTCTTGATAAGACAAGCTGTAACCAACATAATTTTCGATAGCTGCATCTGCAGCTGGTATAAGAAGGTTTGTTACAGTAGTTTCGTCATTAGCGGATAAATCGACACCAAGAACTTTCTCTACATCAGAAACTGTACTTAGAGCCATTTAGAGCCTACTTGTCTTCTACGTCTTCTGGTTTTACAGCTTTGTTTTCTACTTCTTTTTTAGCTGATTTTTTAGGAGCAGCTGGTTTTGGAGCTTCTTTTTTCCATCCATTTTGCTCTAAATAAGCAATAGAGTATTCCATTCCTTTTTTAGCTATCTTTGAAGCATTAGATTTTGGTACATCATTAGCTGGTCCTTCAAATATAGAACCATCTTGTAATTTCCAAATATCTTTTTCTACTTTTATATATTCCATTAAATTTAATCCTTTGGGTTATGTAATGGGGGTACTAGACCCCCATTACTAATGTTTACTAACTAATTTCGACTTAAGCGAAGTTAGTGATTTTTGTAAATGCTCTTTGTTTGTAAACAGGGAATCCAACTCTCATAGTTGCTCTGATTGCAACTTTACCTTTGGTAAAGAAGTCAGAATGAGAATCAGAAACTGCAATGTCAAGACCTTGCTTCATGACAACATGAGCAGCCTCTCCACCGCCGAATCTACCAACAAGGACAGTTCCTTCAGCAATTGCTGTTGTTGGAACTACTTTAAGTCCCCAGAGGGAAGCTTGAGCAGCACCGTTGAATCCGCCAGCAGCTGTAAATAATGGGTTATAAGAACCATTAGTTGCAACATCAGAAACAGATGTAACCATCTTGTTCCAGTCAGCAGGATGCATAACAATTGCATCTGGCTCTACGAAAGCACCAGTTCTAATGTCTGTGATTGCTTCGTAGACTGAACCTATTTTATTAAGGTCTCCAGCGTATGATGAATAGTCAACTTCGTTAACTAATGTTTTACCAGCATCTAGGATACCTTCTAAGTTAGGTGCAGAACCATCTCCATTAAGAAGTTGGTTGTCTAATCTTAAACGAATCATTGTTGATAGACGTGAGTTTACGTATCCTTGAATACCACTAACATCTGCAAGCAATTCTTCTGTTACAGGTAAGAAAACAGCAATCTTTCTAATAGCAGCTGTTTGCTCTGTGAAGTCAAGTTCTGCTTCTCCAGCAGCACCTTCCTCAGCAGCTTCAGCAGCGCTGTTTGTGAATGTTGTTTCTTCCAAATATTGGAATGCATTTTGGTCTGTTTCGATTTGGTCGAATAGTCCAATAACTGCATTTGGGTCTCTCAAAGAAAATTCAAGAACGCCCGGTTGTCTTAAAACTTCTGGTGGGTAGTTATTAGCTGTACCAGCACCTAAAGTTGCTTTGAAACCCATTGGGTTGAAATTAACTTGTGTGTCAATTCCGCCAATGCCTTTTTCCATGTAGCTCTTGTAGCTCTTAGAACCTACAAATGCTTCTCCAATGGAAAGAGGGGATACATTCTCTTCTTGAGAGTATGCGCCACTTACTGGCTCTGAATCTTCAGACATAGCTTTTTCGTTTGCACTTTTAGCTGAAAGAACGTTTACTTCTTCGACCAAGTCAGAAAGTTCGCTATTTCTTTTAGCGATTTCTTCTTTTTGGTCAGCTGAGTACTTGCCGTCTTCTGCAGGTGCATCAAAAAGCTCTTTTAATTCAGCTCTTTTAGCAGCGACTTTTTCTCTTAGCTCTTTAATTTCTGCCATGAGAATAATCTCCTTACTTTATTAATTTATACTGTATCGTCGAGTTCCGCTAATGCAGCTTCAGCAAGTATTTGCTGAGTTTCTACAAATAGCTCAGAATCGTCTTCTTCCGCAACTTCTGCTTCAACTACTTCTTCTGAAACCTCAGCTTCAGCTTCTGCAATTTCCTCTTCAACAATCTCTTCAGATGCTTCTTCTTCAGATTCAGAAACTTCTTCTGATGAATCTTCAGCTTTAGGCTCTTCAACAGGGTTCTCTGCTGGAGCTTCTTCGACTTCTGAAACTATCTCCTCAGCTTCAGCGGTCTCTTCTGATTCATCTGAAGCTTCTTCAACTTCAGAAACTGGCTCTTTCCCGACTTCCTCAATAAGTTGGTCGAGTTCAGCCCATGCATCATTCAAGTCTTCTTGAACAGCACGAAGTGCGGTAGTTGCTTGTTCTGACAACTTCCTACCATCTCCCTTTCGCAACTCTCCAATGGAGGTTGCTCTTACAATGAGGCTCTCTAATGCAGCAAGCACATCCTTTACCTCGTCTGAAAAACGAGCACCTTGCACGCTAGTGTCGTCCCCAGAAACCTCAGAAGAATCTTTTTCTTCTACTTCAGATTCTTCTCTTAAACTTTTTTCTATAGAAGCTAAGTATGATGCGTGGTCTTTACAAGGCATATAGTATTCTTCGCCTTCGTACATTTCTTGATGAGAACCAGAACATCCTAATTCTTCTGCTCTTTTCTCAGCTTCTTCTTCTGTTTTAAACATATCTTTAGGAGCAGCTTTTAATGAATCTTCATAAACTGCTTCTTCTCCAGATTTAATAGAAAGAGTGTAAGTTTCTCTATTTGCTCCAACTAGAACTGGAGAGACTTCGTAAACTGTAAGGTCTTTAAGAAATCTAGCGTCAACTTCACTTCCGTCAGCACCTTTGAATTTTTTGACTTCTGAATCGTTAATTCTAAAACCGAATGACCATTCTTGAAGGTCTTCCATAGCTTTAGCTAATTGATATGCTTCTTTACCAGCTTCAGTGTCCATGAAAAAGTTTCCTTTAAAAGTTGCTTTTTCTTCATCAGTTTCAATTGTTCCTTTACCAATTGGTTGGTCCCACTTGTGTGCAAAGACCATTGGAACTTGGTTATCTTTAAAACCAGATTTGATTGCTGTTGGTAAAACAACATCTCCGTCAGTATCTAAATTGTTAAAAACTGAGAATACTGCCTCTACCTTACCAGTCTCTTCGTCGAGAGCTTTAAATTCAAAATTCTTTGATTCTTTTTTCAACTTCTTACCTCTAAATCTCTTTCTATAAATAATATTTTAACATTTATTTTTCGTCCTTTTTCTCAGATAACAACTTTTGAGCTTTTTTCTTACGAGCATCGACTTTTTTCTTTTGCTCGTTGACTAGCTTCTTCATTTCAGAGACACCACCAGTTGTAACGCCTCCCCATTTCATAACGGCAATAGCACCGTTAAGTCTGTTGTTATTCTTATGACGATTCATAAATCGTTCTCTTCTCTTTACCCAAGAAAGAACTGCTGGACTTCTATCTCCAGATTTGTATGCAGACCATCTATTGAATGCATCATTACCAGTGAATGAAGTTGGAGGATTTCCTCCAGTACCAGCTCTTCTCCAAATTGTTGGATAATTTTCCTTCAAGTCTTTTACGTACTTGAAATCTGGAAACTGTTTATATTGTGAGTTAGATAAACTTATTTTTTGATTATCTCCACTCTTTGGAAAGTTAGTAATATCATCTTTTGCTTTTAGACTTTTACGCCAATCTTTAATCTTCTTTAACTTAGAAACATCCATTGTTACATTTCTATCAGTTTTAAGATGTGAACCATCGTCCATAATTGCCCATACTTGCATAGTTGCTTTATCATCTCTTGCATTTAAAGATTTGATAACTCCATGAACGGTTGATGGTGGGTCTGGGTCTTTATTTATTGACCAGCTAACAGTATCTCCAACTTTAAGTTCTGATAACGAAGCTTTTTCATTAGATTCTTCTTTTATTTTGTCTGCATAAAGTAATGCTTCAGCTTCTTCTGTTGATACTTTTAGTTCGTCAATAACATCTTCTGCTCCTTTTTTAGAAGAGAGAGGATGTCCGCTCGGTAATAAATCTTGGTCAAATGGTTTTCTTGGGAATTTACCTTTCATACCTTTCAAGAAAGCGTTAACTCTGGCTATTCCCCACTGGGTTGCTCCAGTTACATTACCCCTAACTGAGGCTGGGTTAGTACGATAAGCACCAACTCCTCTACGGAAGACAGCAGCTAGCATTCCATAAGTAGCTTTGTATTTAGGATTAGAAGCATTGTGGTCTTTTACTTTCTTTTGTAAAGTCTTTTTAACTTTTTCTGAAATAGCTGCAGCTTTAAATTCTTTTTTCATGTTTGCTAAATATGCTTCAGCCTCTTCTTCAGTTTTAAAACATTTTATTATTTCGTTATCTTCATGTCCTATAACGCACCAAGCTCCGTTAGGCATTTCTGCAATATATTTTTCTTCGTTTCTTGGTTCATCAGTCATTTGAATAACTGGTTGTCTTTGAGATTCAACTTGCAAGTCTCCAGTAGTAAGAGTTGCTTTCAAATCTAAACCTTCAATATTAATTCCAGCTTCAGCAATATCATTTGCTTGTTGTTCAGTAATTTGATAAGGCTTATTTCCATCTTCTTGAGGAACAGCAACCATGTTGAGTGGTCTTAAGTAAACTTCATGTGTTTCATCAATCTCTAATCCAGCTGCTTTTCTTGCTTCAGCAATTGTTACCCAACCACCAGCAACACCCATGTTCATTCTCTTGTAAGTTTCATTCTTATCTTGTGATAAAGCTCTTACTTGTTCTAGGTCATAAGCACAATATGTATTTACATCGCTTGTAAAGTCAGCAAGTAATAACTGATGAGTCAATTCGTTAGCGACTGTTTTCCATAAAGGAATAAGTTTTTGTTCTGTAAAGAACTCTCTTAATTCTTTTGTATTGTTGTAGGTCGCCGCATCTAAACCAGCTCCGAGTCCAGCGAGTATAGCTGGGACACCTAAAACTGCAGAAACTCTTTCTTCTGGGAGTCTTCTTAATTCTTTTAAATCCATTTGGTCTGGAGAGAAAGAAACTGTTTTAACATCCATTGCACCAGTAAGAACCATTGGAGCACCTCTGTTAGAGCCACCAAATTTAGATTTATACATTTTTGCAATAGCTTCTGCTTCTTCTCTTGATGGACCACCAGCTTGGTCATCTTTTGGACTTAAGATAACGCCCGGCACTGCCATATTGTGAAGTAAAGAAGTTGCATATTGTCCAGCAGCTTCATCTCCAAGTAACTCACGAAGTACAGATTTTAGTGGGGCAAATCCTCTTCTGTGATTATTTGGGTCTATTCCTTGTCGTATGTGAACTAAATCGTCTTTCTTTAAGACTACAAACTCTCCCATGTGCTTTGAAGAACCATAATATTCATAATGAGTAATCAATTCATCTTCAGTTCCTCTTGGTGTTACTCTATCTGGCATCATTGGGATTAGTTGAATAACTCTTCCAGATGAGTTTCTTACTTTCAAAAGATAAGCATCTCCAGAAGCGTTGATAGCAGTAACTATGTAATGAGAAAGTAATGAACCAGATGTAAATGGATTTGGTCGTTGCATTAATTGCTCAACGGGATGAGTGTTTATTTCATTAATATCTTCGCTAGTTTTTTGGAAAATTTTAAGTTGTGGTTCAGCAAATGAGGTTGCAAGAACATTCAAACAAGCGACTACAGCTGAATTACCAGTTCCTTCTCCTAAATCATCAATTAACTGACTTGGGAATGAACCAGATGTTGTATTGTATCCGAATACAGCAGAATCCAAAGCACTGTTAACGCTTTGGTTATAATTTAAACCTTTTACTTGTCTCTCTGGCGGTGCTTGTAAATAATCAACCGCTCTTCTATAAAAACTTTTCTTTTCTTCAGCCATTAATAAGCTTCCCACTTCCTTTGTCTACGCTCTTGCACAACTGCGTAAGATAAGCAGTCGACAATATCGTCATGGGCGCCAACTGGAAACGTGAGAAGCTCACGCTCAACATTAGCTACCCAAGAGTACTCTTCATTCTTAGGAAGATAAACTAATCCTGCTTCCATCTTAGCAGATAAAGGCATGGCTCTTTGGCGCTTGTCTTTATCCGCCTTTAATTCGATAACTGGGAGCCCTTCTCTCCTTGCAAACTGCACTAAAGCTAACTGGAATCCGTTTTTTTCAATTCCTACGAATTCTAAATTGTGTTTTAATAATTGATTTTTTATACGAGGAATAATATCTGGAGCTTCCATTCTCTCAATAACCATATCTAGAACAAATAGTTTTTTCGATTCTTGGTCCAATCCAAAACTGCCAATAACTGTATAGTCAGCAGATTCTCTGGTTGAAGTCGCCAAATCAACGGTTGAAAATTTAACAAGATTATTCATGTCGTAAGTCTTACCATCTGCAAATATTTGACCTACACCCATAGAGTAGTATTTAAACCAATCTTGTTTGAACATCTGAGAACCTTCAGATATAAATTCAGCCATGTACTCTTGTGCGAAAACAAGAGAACCAATTTCTTCTTTAGCTGATAAAACTTCTGATTCTTCTACAAGAGGATTAGAAGTTGAAGGAAATTGAAATCTTTCCCAATCATCTGAAGTATTAGCATGTTCCCATAAACGATAAAACCAGTTGTCCATTCCTTTTGGAGTTGAGATGAATAATGCAGAACCTTTTCTTTCAGTTAAGGTAGGACGAAGAACCTCAGTCCATGTTTCTTCTTTAACGAATGCTGCCTCGTCCATAACTAGGAAGTCAAGACCTTCTCCTCTAAGTCTTTGTGGATTATCAGCAGAACGAACACCAATAAAACCACCATTACCAAAGTCAACTTGCATGTCTCCTACTTTGATATTTACCCCCATTTCAGAAGGGAAAGATGCGGCAGCAGCTTGAATATCACGCCAACCTACTCTAGATATTGCGAATGTAGGTGCAACCCACCAAGCTCTACCACCAGCTAAAGCAATCTCCATACACATTTGCACTCCAAGTCTTGATTTACCAAAACGTCGTCCAGCACATAAAATTTTCCAACGAGCTTTAGAATCATGAACTTCTTTTTGTGCATCATGCAAAGGAGGAAATGTTACATCGTATACCCTACTTTTTACTTCTGATACGTTTTCTAAAATATCTTTTGGCGCCATCAAACTAAGTATAGGGCAAAAAAAAGCCCCCTATCTCTAGGGGGGCAAAAAAAGCCTACAACCTCACTTGTTTTTGCTTATTTTATTTTAGCAGAAGAATTATTCCTCTTCTGCTTGTGCTAGAGCAAGACCTAAATCTTTAAGATAAGCTTTTTCTGATTCAGAAAATCCATCTTCAAGAGCTTTACGCCAAATCTCGTTATACAACGAGCTATGCTTGCGATGATAATTTTTAGCAAGAGTAAAAAGTTTACTTTGGAACTTACGTTTAAGCCCAACAAAAAAACCTTTACTATGATTGTCTAAAAAGAATAGTTGGAAGAAAAACTTCCCCCACCTAACTGGTGTGTTACGGTCGTTAATGTCGACCCTAGTCCAGTTTAGATGAGAACGAAATTGTTCCCTTAAATAGAACTTAGCTGTTTTCCAACCTTGTTTATACCAACTATGAAAAAATATAGTTATGTAAGATAACCAAGTACGCTGTTCCCAGCTTGGATGACCGAACCAGAAGCCCGGCTCATAACCAGCATGGCTATGACCCCAGTACATACCAAGTACTTCTGGGTTATTTAACCAGTTAGCAAATCTATGAGCGTGCTTATGACACAATCTAAACGTATGAATATCTTGGTCTAGCGAATCAGTGAAGTCGCCGTAGCCACCAGAAACTTGAAGGTCTAAACCACCCTCGTTATTAGCTTGCATTGTTCTACTGCATTTTGCACATTGAAAATACAATTTTTTTTGCATTTCTGTAATATCAGACATAATACCTCCCAGTATTAATTGTTTTATTTCTCTTCATCGTCCGATAGACAGCTTGTAACACACAAGTAGAATTCAATAGTTAAGGATATAACTAACTACCTATGTGCTACAAGCTACCTATTGGTAGCTTAGAACAACTAAACTCTTTTATTGACTTACAAGGGTCGAGACCGAAATCTTTTTTACCAATTGCTCCCAATGCAAACTACAATTTTAAGCTGCCACGCCCCTAGTATTTCGATTTAGACAAAGGACACATTCGCAACGTAAAGTCAGTGCTTAACCACCTACCTTCCCCACCGATGACACACCGAAATGGTTCTTATACTGTTTTGCGAAATAGCCACCGATT